CTTTTTTCAGTTATGATTTTATTGCCTAATATTATATATCTTTGTTATATTATTGTATTATTGATGTGTAATGTTATGAGTTTTGCAGATTGTTGTTTTACTACATTATTTTCTATTTATGTAGTTGTTGTGTTTATAGTAATATATTGGAACGGGAATGCTATTAAGAGGATGATGGTTACAGTCGCTTCGGGCATCATAACATGTATTCTAAACGAGCAAGTGCAGGATGATCATTACCAAATCTATGTTGCATATTTGAAATATCGCAATTGGATTCCTAATAAGAAATGGTTGACAGCACTCACAGTAGTTGTCACTACTTGTGGTGTAATTAAATTGTATAGTATGTTCAACCATGGTAAACAAGCTGTGGAGAATGTGCAGAAAGAAATTGTACCACAAGGTGGGGCCATATCTAAAGAATGTGGCATCACCAAATCATTTCCCGAAGAGAAAGTGAGGATTAATGAATGGATAAGAGTCAAGAAGGAACCTATACCGGTGTGTGTGGAAGCTAAAACTGCCACACGTGGCCAATTAATTTCCTTGTTGACGAAGAAATTGTGTTATATGACCATCCATAAGGAAGGCAGACCTACACAGTTTTGTAATATATTACCTGTATGTAATTCTTATTGGCTTATGCCCAAACATGTTGCCATTGCGGCAGATAGGGTGGAGGTACGTTGTACGGCAAATGGTATCTTAGGACGGAGCTTCAAAAGTTCTATGGGACCTACGAAATATTTGCACATACCTGGGACGGACTTGGCTTTAGTCAATTTCATACAAGGAGGTGATAATAAGGACATCACCAAATTTTTCCCAGAAGGACGTGGGACTTTTGATGTGGCTAGCCTGTTGTGGCAGCCACGGTCATTTGAGACCATGGAATATGTGTTACGTTCACCGGAATATAGATGGTGCACGTCAGGATTTGGCGATGAACAAGCGAGTTTTGATGGATTTGTGGCTGATATGGATCAACCAACATTTGGAGGTCTATGTATGGCGATAGCGGTTCCATTGAATGGTGCACCGACTATTGCTGGTATACACTTGGCAGGTAATGGTAAGAAATCCATGTGTGGTATATTATTGCGCAAAGATTTGCTTAAGGCCGTTATCGAATTGAAATCGCGGGGTCCACATGCATCTTCATCGGGTTCTTTCCCTAATGAAATATATGGTAGGTGGATCGCACCTACGAAGGCTGTACATCCGCTCAATCCAGCACATTTCCTAGGTTTGGAATGTAGTGGGCGTATCTATGGCGAACATGAAATGGGTGGTAGGAGTTTCCACAGTGATGTTGTGAAAACTATTATATCACCACATGTACAAGACATTATGAATATCGAGTGTTTGCATGGCAAACCACAAGGTATGAATAATTCTAGGCATATACACAGGGAGTTGTCTAATATGATGACTATAGAGAATGTAGTAGATCTAGATATATTGGATAGGGCAGCAAATGACTTATATGATACAGTTAAATCCACACTAACACAGGATGTGACTAATATCATTCAAGTTTTACCATTGCATGAAACCCTGAACGGCATACCAAGTGTGTTTGGTATTGATGCTATGAATTTTAGCACATCAGCTGGTTTCCCCTTGAACAAAGCCAAGAGTTCGTTCGTTACTGAAGTACAACCAGATGATCCTACACAACAACCCTATAAGGTTTTGGATAGTATGATTGTAGAAAGAGTGGAGGAAATGAAGCAATGTTTTAGGGATGGTGAAAGGTGTTATGCTATTCACCGGGCCAATCGCAAAGACGAAGCCACCAAATTAACTAAGGACAAAGTCCGCATCTTTGCTGGTGCTGACATGGCGTTTTTAGTTTTGGTGAGACAATACATGTTGACTATGTTTAAGGTCATAATGGAACACTCATATGAATACGAGTGTGCTGTTGGTATCAATGCCACTGGACCACAATGGACTTGGTTTATTAACCATGTCACAAAACATGGTAGGCACCGTACTATCGCTGGTGACTATGGAGCTTTTGACAAGAAAATGAGCACTGAATTTATGTCACGTGCCATGGAAGTTTTTGTCAAAATGGGTAGAGCAGGTGGATATACGGATGATGATATTTGTATTTTACGTGGAATTATTACTGAAATCATACACCCACTATATGAAATAGATGGGAATTATGTACAGATTAGTGGTAGTAACCCGTC